GTGAAGCAACACACAGAGCAATACTGGCTGCATGAAATCAATAACGCCCGTGCCGATGGGTATGAGCGTGGGTATATGGCTGCAAAGAAACTTTACGCCGAGCCTGTGAAGCAGGAGCCAGTGGCGACTGTCAATGCAAATGATGAGGGTTATTGGGCTGACATATTGCCTGATAGAGACGTAAAGGTAGGCCAACTTCTCTACGTCGCACCGGTATCCGTTGAAGCCGCAGTCCTAGCCGAACGGAAGCGATGCGCCGAAGCCTGCTACCTCCGGGCTCAAAGCTGGAAAGATAACGCAGCACGCGCCGCAAAACTGTGCGGAGACGCCATCACATCAATGGGGGACACAAAGTGACCGAGCGATATGACCCGTGGGAGCCCACCGACGAAGACAGTCGGGGCGACTACGACCAAGACCTCGACCGTCAGAGTGCCTTAGACGACCAGTAAGCTCCGTGTAAGCAATCACCGGAAAAAGGCTGGGTGGCGCCAGCCTAGTATCTGGATCAACCCATCACGCATCGGCCTGGCATAGGCCACGGACGGGACGCGGTGAGCAGGAGGGCAGGGGTCAACGCCAACAGTCCGGACGGCGGCATCAACCATATCAAGCATCCACTTCGGGAAGTTCTGATCTATTGAGCATGATCTAACTGTGTTAACATTGGTGCGATAACCCAACCGCTCAAGCTCCGACCCTGACTCCACCGTTAACCAAGGTCAATGCCAACTCGTACTAGCAATCAAAAAAACTTAGGCGCCACTGTGGATAAGAATACGACCCCCAAAAAGAAGGCAGCTAATGCAGCCGCTTCGGTCACATTGACCAAGAAGCCGGCCGCAAAGAACAAGGGTGGACGGCCTTCGATCTACACCCAAGAGCTCGCTGATCGCATCTGCGCAGAGTTGGCCATGGGCAAATCCATGAGAACCGTTCTCAAAGCTGACGGTATGCCTGTAATGGACACAGTGTTCCGCTGGCTACGAGAGAAGCCCGAGTTTTCGGATCAATACGTGAAAGCCAAGGCTGAATCAGCCGATGCGCTCGTTGAAGAGATCATCGACATCGCCGACAGCGGCTCAAACGACTGGATGGAAAACAACGACCCAGACAATCCTGGCTACCGGGTCAACGGGGAGCACATCCAGCGGTCGCGCCTTCGCGTCGATTCCCGCAAGTGGATCGCATCTAAGTTGAAGCCGAAAAAGTACGGCGAGAAGCTGGACATGAATCATGGCATCCAACCTGACAATCCTATCGCTGAGTTGTTTCAGCAGATCGCCGGTACGAAGTTCTCGGTGAAGGCAGAATGACCGAAGCCGAGTTCATTAAGTGCATGGGCGACCCAGAATATCGGCTGCGGACGCTCTACAAAATTATGGACAAGTCGGGCAAGGTCATCACCTTCCAGCCCAACGAAGCCCAGCAGGCGCTACTTGATGAGCTCTGGTCTAGGAATCTGATACTTAAGGCCCGCCAGAGGGGGTTTTCGACACTTATCCAGTTGATGATGCTGGATACCTGCCTGTTTAACCCGAACATACGAGCGGGCGTCATCGCCCAGGACAAGGACGCGGCCGGCGTCATCTTCCGCGACAAGATCAAATTCGCCTATGACCGACTGCCCGACGTGGTGAAAGAGGCGGTCCCGCTAACAACTGATAGCAAGAGCGAGCTTGTGCTTGCAAACAACTCCAGTCTGCGGGTGGGTACATCCATGCGCTCGGGCACGCTGCAATTCCTGCACGTCTCCGAGTTCGGCAAGATATGCGCCAAGTACCCGGACAAAGCACGCGAAGTGCTGACCGGCTCGCTGCCGACCGTCGATCAGGATGGTTTCGTGTTCATTGAGAGCACGGCAGAGGGCAGGGAAGGGGCGTTTTACAGCCTTTGCCAGCAATCCAAGGGCGACAAGGACGAGGGCAAGAAGCTTTCGCCCATCGACATGCGCTTCCACTTTTTTTCTTGGTGGGACGCCGACGAGTACGAGCTCGACCCCCAGGGCGTCATCATCACAGACAAGGATCACGACTACTTCGACGCGCTCGAGCAGAAGATCGGCCGCAGCCTCTCGATGCGTAAGCGCGCCTGGTACGTCACCAAGCGCCGCACGGACTTCTCCGGCGACCAGCAGATGATGAAGCAGGAGTACCCGTCGACGCCCGAGGAAGCCTTCGAGCAGAGCACAGAGGGCTGCTACTACACCAACCAGATAACGGCCGCCCGGCAACAAAGCCGGATTTGCACCGTGCCATGGGTCGAGAACGTGCCGGTCAACACCTACTGGGACATCGGCAACTCCGATGGCACGGCAATCTGGTTTCACCAGAAGATCGGCATGGAGCACCGCTTCATTCGCTTCTACGAGGCGTGGGGCGAGCCATACAGCCACTTTGTGCAGCGTATGCAGGGGTTTGGCTACGTCTGGGGACGCCATTACCTGCCGCACGACGCCGAGCACGCCAGACAAGGCACGCACGCCAACCAGAGCCCCAAGCAGATGCTTGAGGACTTAGGCCTGCGCAACGTCGAGGTTGTGCCCCGCGTCTTTGACGTGAACCACGGCATCCAGCAGACGCGAGACGCTTTCCCGCAGTGCTGGTTCGACGCCACCAACTGTTCCGAAGGCCTGATCCACTTAGAGATGTACCGAAAAGAATGGAACGATCGTCTCGGGACTTGGAAGGATACGCCCCGACATGACGTACACTCTGAGGGCGCCGACAGCTTCCGCCAGTTTGGGCAAGCATTGGCTAACGGCCAGATCATTGGATCGTCGCTTCCGCAGCCTGGAGCATGGCGCCGCAAGGGCTCCGGCTCTGTCAGAACACTATAATCAGGAGAAGACCATGAAATACATAACGAAGGCACCAACGATTGACGCTGTACGGTTTATTGGCGCGTCCAGTCTCGCAGAAATCAGAGCATTATGCCTGCCGGTGGCGATGCAATACGAGGAACGGATGAGCGGCTGCGAGCTACGCATCGAGATACGCAAGGACGAGGCAGCAATCATGCTACGTCGCGGCGATTACTTTGTCGTTGAGAGTATCGGCGACGCACGGCGCGTCATGGTCATGCCAGAGGACGAGTTCGATCAGAAGTATGAACCAGCACCGGAGGCCGCATAATGCAACAACTCGAACAAGCCCGCCCAGCCATCGACCTATCGCGCTACCACTTCACCCGCGATGTCGGCGACCTGTCTCTATTCGGCACCTGGCTCTACAACGACGATCAGGAAGACACCGAACCCTGCCTTGTCGTCATCCCGCGCTACCGACGCGAAGGATTCAAGCCCGTTGTTGTAGCGTTATCAGCGGCTTACCGTTACAATAACCCGAGATATTTGGCTCACGCGGCAAGTGCTTTCGCACAAAGTCTCGGCTACGAGAACGACATGACCCAGGCGCGCAAGGTTGCAACCCTGATCCATGACAACCTTCTCGACCTGCTGAGCATGCCGCTTGATCCAACAGAGGCCGAAGTCATTGGGGAAGTCACCATCGACCAAGGCGGTAAGAAGCGGACAATCGAGGTCTTGGACTATGAGCAGAAGCGCGGCTAATTCGGAAGGCTGGGAAGACTGATGTTTAACTTATCTGACGAAACATTGACGAAAGTTAAGAAGGGCTCCCCAGAGGACCGTATCGTGACGGACATGGGCGAGGCTCCAGAGCGCCCCGACGATCCGCTTGATAGTGATGAGAACCAAGAGCTACACGCCCGGCTCATCAACTATTACCGCATGGAACTGCACCGCCAAGGCGAGAACCGCTTTCAGCAGGCGCTCGACGAGGATTACTTCGATTCGATCCAGTACACGGAAGCCGAATTGCAGGAGCTCCAAGAGCGCGGCCAGCCGGCAACGGTCTATAACGTCATTCAGCAGTCGATCAACTGGGTGACTGGGGCAGAGAAGCGCGGGCGCACAGACTTCAAGGTTCTGCCCCGCGGCAAGGAAGACGCCAAGCCAGCTGAAGGCAAGACAAAGTATCTCAAGTACCTGTCCGACGTGAACCGCACGCCGTTCCACCGCTCCCGCGCCTTTGAAGACGCTGTAAAGGTGGGCATTGGCTGGCTGGAAGTCGGCGTACAGGACGAAGACGACGGCGAACCGATCTATGACCGCTATGAATCGTGGCGCAACATGCTGTTCGACTCTGCCAGCACTGAGCTAGATGGCTCGGACATGCGCTACCAGTTCCGCACCAAGTGGGTGGACGAGGACATCGCCAAGGCTTTGTTTCCAACCCGCGCCGCCCAGGTGGAAGACGCAGTAGTTGACGCTTCGCTCTATTCGTACAACGAAGGCATTGACGGCGATCTGGCAATGGATATGCCGGAATGGGATCGAGGCCGCAACGGCGCCCTGAATACGATCATCACCCACCGCCGCCGCCGGGTTCGCCTGATCGAGGCATGGTATCGCCTGCCCGAGAAGGTCGAGCGTATTCGAGGCTCTGCCTTCAACGGCCAGATTTTCGACGAGAACGATCCACGTCACACGGAAGCCGTAGAAGCTGGCAAGGCAGTTCTGGTCTCTAAGGTTATGATGCGCACCCGCGTGGCGATTATGACCAACTCTGACCTGCTTTGGGACAGCCCGAGCCCGTACCGCCACAACAAGTTTAAGTTTGTGCCGATCTGGGGCTACAAG